CCTAGTACATCCCAAAAGCCGGGTACAGTGCCGTAATCATTACTGTAGCCACTCATCTTACGGTAGCCACCAGTAACAGCAGGCTCGTAGTTTATTAAAGAAACTGCAGAACCCGGCTGTGTCTCACCCTGTGACAGCACGTCACGGCTGGTGTTTAGACCGCCTTGGCAAAAGACTTTAAATGAGGCTAGATTGTCAGCCATTAGAAAGTACCATTAAACGCACTATTACCACCTTGCATAATTACAGTAGAACGAAGCCCAAGGGGATCATCCATTAGAACACGCCGCATAGCCTTAATGCCATCCTCAAAATTCTTTTGATGCATTGCGGCACTCTGTTCATTACTGCGGAATCGCATCATAAACATCATAGCGCCATCAATTAGCACATGTTTAAAACGATCAGGTATTATTGCAATATCACTAAATACAGTTAAGTCCTGTGGATAAGACCAGTAAACGTACTCTACTTCGTATGCGGCATTTGGTACAGGAGTAACACCAAACTTATCTTCATATGTTTGATATACTACAATAGGTGCAGCTTCACCATTTACTGTATCACCAGTGTCATCAGAAGTACGATAGTTACGTATATATTCATCGTATGAAATAGGACTTAACCTACGAGGTGAGTTACTTTCAGATGTAAGTTGTTTAATATAAAAAGTGTCCCAATCGACACTAGAGTAATCTGCGGGAAAAGAATACTGACGTGTACCTGCTACCAAAGTTTGGGTGTAAGTAGTTTTAAGAAAAGGCCACTCTTGACCATCTTGTAAAATAAGTCTAATGCTACTGTTTATTGCATCTTTTGCTAGTGCTTGAACGTTACGTGCAGTATCAAATCCATCACCCGCAATGTCAAGGGTAACTTCGTTCATACGCCGTAAGAGTTCGTTCACTAGGGAAACATACGTAGCCATTGATATATCCTAAACACAAAAAAGTAGAAGGGGCCAGCGTGTAGCCAGCCCCAACTAGTTAGCTTAAGCCAAGTTGTACTTAGCTGTGACAAGACCTTCGGGACGCAAGATTTTGCGACCGTATAGATGCATACCACGAACAATATCAGCGAAGCTGTCTGGGTCACGATATGTTTCCGTCTTGTTGATCTGCTCTGCAGTTGCAACAGACGAATCATGTCCAGCTACGATAACACCATAGTTAGTGTTTTGGTTGGCTGTACCTGTTGTCGATGCGCCAGTTCCAACGGAAGGAAGGTTGTTTGAAACGTATACACGGAAACCGTGGAAGTTATTCAATACCAAACCGTTCTGAAGACCTGAACCACCGAAGTCTGCGTTCAAAAGACGTGAATCTTCATCACGAAGTACTTCCATCATTACTGGGTCAACTACAATCCACCGTCCTTGTGTCGGTACGCTTTGTCCATCCAACAAACGTGCCATACGTGCAACAAGCATTGCAGGTGAGACATAGGCAGTTGGAAGTGCAGTTGCACCGGGAAGACGTGCAGCAACTGGGATAGAGTGATCCGCAGCTGAAGCAGTAGTAATGTTACCAAACGAACCTTTGTTCAGCTTGTTAGCTGCAAGCAATTCGTCAGAACCTGCAGCACTGTTTGCTTTGGTTCCGTTAACGGCATCATTTACTGCGCCTGCATTTGCATGTAGTGCAGCTTGTTTATAACCAGCCAAATAGCCAAGAACTTCTTGGTCATGTTGGTCAGCCAAACGGAATGCTGCACGATCACTTGCAAGCGTCTGGAAATTGACGTGGCTATGAGCCTCCTCAATATCGTCTACTTTGAAAGCAAAATAGTTAGCTTTATCAACAACTAACGAGAAATCGTTATCTGTCAAATCTTGCTGAGTGATTGTTGTACCACGCAAATACGCCTGAACAGAAATCTCAGGTTCTTTGATGATTTTTACAGTGTCACCCATGTTGGCAATTTCGCCAAAATAATCGTTGTTGGTGATTGCGTCACAAACGGATGCCTTGCGAAATGCAAGTTGCACCTGTTTGCTGTAAATAACAGGCGAGAAGTTGCCTGAGTTCAGGTTGGTATAACCCGAAGCTTTTCCGAATGCCATAATAATTCTCCTTTAGCATTTAGATTACAGATGCAAACTATTAATTACGTATGCGAAGGCTATGTACTACTAGGGTGCGTTCTTTAGAAAGTTGGCCTACCTTCTATTAAACGGGCCATGAGACATTAGGTTGTTCGATAAATGTCATTATTGTTTGCTGAGTTGCTAGTAGTGCCGGGTATCCGTAGTTAATACCTAGCGGGGCCGACACTACTGCATTGTACATATAGTTATATCATAAATAACTAAGATGTCAATAGGTTTATCGGGCATTTCCCGACATATCGTAAACAAATTTACCTGTCCGAATAGCTTCCATTATCTCGTCGGAAACAGCTTCATATTGTTGTGCAGACATTTGATTAACTTGTGACTCGCTAAACACTCCTGATTTACTATCTTCATCAGGTGCGCTGCGACCAGAACGGTTTCCTACGGAACGTGCTGCATCACGGTTACTGGATGTCTTTTTAGTTTTGATACCCATATCGGCTTTATACAAATCAATTGCACGAGAAGCTGAACGAGCGTCGCTATCATTTTCATACAGAGCATCTTGTACCCACTTAGGTTGCTCTTCTACCCATTCATGAAACTCGTCGCTATCACGAATTGTACCAAAGTCAGGGTGAGATTGCAAGAGTAATACTTCAGCTTTTTCACGGGCTGCACTTGCCTTCATCTCGTCTATGTCTTTAACACGTTCTTCTAGTCCTTGCGACTGTTCACGTGCGTTCTTTATTGCATTGGTTTCAACGATAGCTGCCACATCAGGGTACTTAGTTGCCCATGCTTCAATGTCTTCGTCTGACTTAGGTAATCTAATTTCTTTGCGAGTAGCTTGGTCAAGCTGTGCCTCTAGCTTACTAAACTTATCCTCCCAAGACTTTTCTTTTTCTTGTACGTGTCTGCGAAGATCACCATAACGTTTCTTGAAACTTTTATCTTCCGCATTTACAGGTTCCTGATCGTCTTCCTGTACAGCTTCTTTTGTTTCACCGTTCTGTTCCGCAATAAGCTCGTCAAGTTCATCTTGCTCATGCTTACGGCGTTCTTCATTAGAGTATTTACGATTTGCAAATGCTGCAACCTTAGGTGTCTCTACTTCACCAATAACATTAGTATCATTCATTTTTTAGTTCTTTCATACTGGGGCCACCGTAGCCTGTGTTGGCAGGGGGATGAGTAGCCAGTCAAATTGGTGGAATTTACTTTTTCTTTTTGCGGGTTGCAAGTCCACCTTGCTTGAAACCACCTGTTACTTTTCCTGTTTTTTGATAGCTGGAAACTTTAGAAGCCGTAAAGTCATCGTTAGCTTTTTGTGTTGTTGTTTGTTTTGCTGCTTTTTGTGTTGATGCAGCTTGCTTGTTTGCATTAGCTTGACTAGTTGTAGTCTTAGGGGGAGAGTTATCTTTAGCGGGTGAATTATTTTTAAAGGGTGGATCATCTCTTTGGTCTCTACCTCGTGGATCGTAACTAGGAGTACTCGTTGTAGAACTAGAAGAAGAATCCCCTACTCCCGCTGCAACTTGCACTGGAGTTAAGCCAGTTTCCTTTGCTATATTTTGAACTGCAGATGTTTTAGATAAGTCTAGTATAGCAGAAGAACGTCCTTTAGCTGCGGCAACAGCTATGTCAGATTCCCTTTCTTCACGAGCACGTATTGCGTCTGTAAAATAGGAAGTTGTATTATTTGATGTGTCTGAAGGTCTTGCCGTAGGTCTAGTACTTTTAGTTAAAGAGTTAGTTACTGCAGCAGTTTGTTCATCGTCAAGACCCAGCATATCCTTTACACCGTCTACAATACTTCCGAATATACCTTTAATTCCGGTACTCTCAGGGACTTCAATGCCTCTCTTTTTCATTTCTTCAGTAATAGTGTTTCGTGTAGAACGTGTAGCCCATGAACCAAATAGACCGAAGATAGGATTAACCGCAGTTAAACCGGCCATTAAAGCAACGGCAGTTTGATTTTGTGCATATGCTTTCTTTAGATCGGCGGTAGACAAAGCGCCATAGTCAACAGGTTCTGGAGTTTCCATAGGCGGTGGATCATCGCTGCCACTTGCAACCTGCGTAGTTTCAACGGTAGTGGACTCTAGGTCCGAAACGGTCTCATCTGCAGTCTCATCATACGGTACAAACCCATCTGGAATAGGTGTTACTGGATTACCATTATAGAAATAAAAGTCACGCTTTTCATTTGTTTCTTTATTGATGTACGTTAAGGAAGTATACTTATCTTCTATTGTAGGTACAAACTTATCTTCTGTAGATGCAGTATCTACACCTGTAGTTGTATTAGTTGTAGTTTGTGCTGTACCTGTTGATACCATATTTGCTGGAAGGCTACCATCGTTAACTGCGGTTGCCTGATTAGTAACAAACTTAGGCATGTAGCCACCCGCAGGTGAAGCTGTGGGAGCAGGTGGTGCAACGGAACTAGGTGGAGGTGCGTATGTTGAGGATGTTTGTTGTCCTTGATAGATAGAAGGTTGATAGCCACCAATTCCTGTAGCAAAGGTTCCTTGGTTAGCGTACACTACACCACCCTCTGCCATCTCACGTGGGCCATCTTTCATCTCACCACCTATAATGATAAGATCGCTAGGACCAAAGGGCATGTCATCTGGCATAGTAGCTTCTTCACTATTACCCATTTGACCCATAGCTTCCATTTGCTTGAGGCCCATCTTAGCTTGTTGTCGCAGTTCCATGAGTTTATCTAACCCGTGATAGCGCACTACGTCTGCGGGAAAAACAAACTCACCTTCACTGAGCATAGCGGGTATATCGTCACGAACTTCTTTACGTGAGCTACCTACAGGAACGTCATTGCCAGATTGTTCATCTACCATGCCACCTTCGTCTTTAAGGCCACCATCCTCAAAAAGTTCCATCTGCTTTTCCATTACTGCCTTATCCTTTTAATACTTCATCTCTAAGTAGCTTTAGTCTACGTAGTTGATAAATAGCGCCTTGCGCTCTATGTACAGTTATAATATTGTCTGACTGTTCCATTGCACGATGTTGTTGAGCAATTACAAAATCAATGTAGTCACTAAAATCAGCCCACTGTTGGTGGTTGTTGACCAGTGGCTTGAGCTTGTTGAGGTGCTCCCTGTCCTTGTTCATTTCCGCTAAATCCTTGCTCTTGTGGTGTAGGTACTTGGCCCGTGCCTATGTTACCACCACCTGCTCCAGTTGGGTCTATAGGATTTCCACCCTGCGCTGGAGGTTGTTGCTGTTGAAAACCCTTCATGAGTTCAGCTTGAATTGCAGCTTGGTCCATGTTGTTAGTTACTTTGTCTGGGTCTAGTTCAAGAGACTTTGCAATCTCCCGTATAATATACTGGAATTTAGCAAAAGGTGCAAGAG